TAATTTACACCCCTTCCTTTATTAAGATATTATGTTTTAATATGACTCTTTCTAATATTGGTACATAGACTGCTGAGTCCGTAAGCACCGTTCCGACTGAGTCAAGCAATTCAATCTGAGTAATTTCTGGGATTCCATCAGTCTCTGAAATCTCATACTCTACCGTGACCAGATTATTGACCGCCGCTTTTGTTACAAACGCTGGGACTATAAAGGTTCCATTGATTCTCACATCTGCAATATCCGATGCTGTAAAGGTTGCCATGTGATTAAGTAAATCTTGTTTTATTGATGGAGCCGTTGCCACTTTTATCACCCCCATATCATCTAAACTTGTGAATGGCTTTAATCCTAATACCCAGGTAGTTCCAAGTCTATAATTGAAATTGACCTGAGTTAAATTGATTGATTCTCCTGCTCTTATCTCCTCATAAACCAATAGTCGATTGATAAATACGATATTAGCTGGTTTTAATTTGGTTACCGTCACAAGTATCTCATGAAACCATTCTTGATTTTCTGCTGAACTCTCAATATAAAGAGTGTAATTAGGATAATCAATACTTGCGGTATATCTATTCACCCCAATGATTTCATCAAGTCTCTGCTTTAGAAATCTAAAAGTAAATGGAGGAACCATGGATAATCTATTGATGATTCTCTGTCTTCTAAACTCTAAAGTCTCAGTTGATGGTTTTGGGATGATATTAAGCATTTTTTCATATGCTATAATACCATCAATATCAGCAGTCAAAATATATTGATTATCTCTAACTTTTTCGGTCTCAGTATCAAGATTATCAAACAGAGTATTTTCAGATGCTATCAATCCCTCAAATTCTAATATAGCATCATATATATTTGGTAGGTATTGTTTAATATCACTCACTCACAATCACCGTCCCTAATACCGGAAGCTCTTGAGTGGTCGCATCTTGAGTCAAAGTCAAATCAGAAGCAAGACCATTTATAGTCGTTCCGGTTATATTTGCAATCCCTGCCACCCCCAATACCGCTGCATTGATTCTTGCTATATAGACTGCAAGAGCATAATTATTGAGGTCATCTGCTATACCCCAAATCTCTCTCAGTCCGAGTAGATAACTTTCTATTGCTTCCTCAATCAATGGAGTTACTTGACCAAGGGTATACCCACTCTCAAGCACAACTGTTGCGGTGATATTAATAGTCTTTTCGGTTGGGGTGGTTACAGTTACGGTATGACCGATTGGAGCAAGACCAAGACCAGTTCCTTGAGGAGTTGGGTCAATCATGTTTTGAAGAGTGGTGATAAAATCATTTGTGATGATATTATACTCTGCATCAATAACACTTAATTTGACTGAGCCCCCGCCATTCCAGACCGGATATATCTGCACCTCTCCTACCCCATCAATACCTTTTAATACCTCATCATATTGAGCAAGATTTCCTCCAAATGGTTTATCATTAACCGTTAAGAAATATCTGTCTCTCAATTCATCATCTGTTTCTTCGTCTCTTGCCGGTACCAATAAATCAGATAAAGTAGCGGTTTTGAGATTTGGGATGAAAGTAATTGGAATTAAAGGACCGGTATAACTATTACCTTGAGTTCCAATCTCCTCACAGGTCATCCTATAAGCCCCAGGTACTACCGCTCCAAATTCATCCAGATATGCTTCGGTCACTATATAATTAAGATTAAGAGTATCTGAAATAACTGAGAATCTACTGCCAATAGGTATCACTGCTGGATTTCCGGATGATGTTAAAAAGTCACCTCTTTTTACCGCATAGCTTGCTGCGTATCTCTCAAGTCCCTGCTCTGCTGCTCTTAAATCAAGATACTCATTACTTGCGGTTGAGGCAAAAGTGTTTTCGAGTATCTTTTTTAATTCCATGTAATACTCTGCCAATTCATAGCACGCAGGTGCTAATGCATCGTAGATGATACTGCCTTCTCTTTTATCAAGACTATCCGGTACATTATCTAATGCCGATTCCATCAAATACTTGAAGGTATATTTATCTAAATAATCGCCAATCATACTATTTTCACCTCCGTACTAAAGTTTATTTCTCCTTCTATAGAATTGACCAAGAAATTTACTTCCATGGTATCAAGTCCAGTTTTTTCCATCTCGAAATTCTCTAAACTGATGATTCTATTATCCATCAATAATGCCTCAGTCAAGGTCCTCTTAATATCTGATACTATAAAGTCATATTCCTGACCAATCAATCTATCAAGTTCTACTCCGTATTGAGAACTATATATTACATAAGCATATCTCTCAGTATATAGAATCTTTCTGACTGCTTGGATAATTGCATCATGCCCATCAATCATTGAGGTAACTCTTTTTCTGACCAAATCAAGATGGTAAGTTCTGGAGGGTTGAATCTGCTCTTCTAAAATTGTTAAATTAGCGTTTTGTTCTGGTATCATACCACACCCTCCTCTCTCTCTATTATATAAAACATTTGACCATTGTTCACCCTCAAAAGTCGAACTTTGTCACCAACGATTAAACCCCTCCAGAGGGTTATGCTCGGCAGGGCTGAGTAAGTGGTCATCTCTGGAATTGTATGAGTATGAGGACCGGACCCACCGGGGTCAGTTGTATGTGATGGTATTGTGTGAGAATGCATTGAGGTCTCAGCAGTTGGTATATAGATGATGGTCTCTTTTACCAATGCCGATAATATTAGAAATTGCTCATCAACCTCAAACCGATTATCTACCCGTATTTTTAGAGGAGAAACCGACGTGACCTCCCCAAAGAGTAAATCAGTGGTTTCTCCAATAGGGGGCTTTGCCATGCTTTGAATTGTTTGGATTAACTTATTTCCTGCCATTATATACTCACCTGCAATTCTAATTGCATTATATGCATATCATTTGAAAAGGAGTGGGAGCATTGAGTTACCATGAAATATTGATTTGCTGCTATCCCCTCTTTTTCTAAATCACTGATACCTAATACAATCCCGGTTCCTGCAAAGACTCTCAAATCACCAAGGGCAGCTAATTTTAATTTCTTGGTTGCTCTATTCTTGAGCTTAAGTAACATATCTGCTCTTGCTTGTATCTGAGCGGCATTTGCGTTTTCGTCCATCTTCTCAAAATACTGTAATAGTCCCCATTGTTTAATGGTTGAACTATCTTTTACTATATAAATCTCACGCTTTTGCGTTTCCTGGTTTTCCTTGATTAATTTAATTTGGTTATAGCTATCATCATCAATGGAGCTACTATAATCATAATCAACCAATAGACTCTCATCTCCGATGAATAAATCTGTCTTGAGGGTATTGATATTTAGAAATTGAAGGCTGCCAAAGTTATCTCTTATCATATACCAGTTTCCGGTATTGATTAAAGTCTCATCAATTCCATATTGAATTGCCTCAAATAGGGTTTTATTATCATGCACCCTTGGTGCTACCACATAGGTACTTGCGTTGACCACCTCTGCCTTGAGTCTAAAGTCTGCTGTGACTCTTAAGAATATCTCTGATGCAGTGAGTCCTGAGAAAACGTAAGTATCTTTATTCTTGAGGTATCTCATCTGGTCATAAGCGGTTATTTGAATCTTTCCATTATTTGACCGCCCTTTCTTAAATACATATCCAAAGAAAATACCTTGACCATCAATCTTAAAAGAAACGGGTGAGCCTTCGTTTATTGAGATATTTTCTTGGTCAATATATTCAAAAGTCAATTTACCAGGCTGTTCCATCATATTGGTTTCCCAATTTATACCGCTATTGACTAATTCGCTCATATCCCAAGCATTTCCACTTTTGCTATCCTGTACAATTAATTCTATCTGCATCTGCTCACCCCTTCCTATTTATGTTTAATCTGACTCTCTGCTACCCATCCCCTATATCCTCCGCTTGGGGTTGTTATGTGATATCGGTATTTCCTACTCTTATCTGCTACAATATGACTTATCTTCCCGGTAAAATTACTAAAGGTTCCAAAGGGTGAATCCCCATATGAGCTATACCAATACTTACCATTTGCTATTACATTATCTCCGATTGAGAATCCGGTCTTTGGCCTTTCCGGAGCAGGTTTCTCTATTTTAGGAGGGTCAGTGGGAGCAGTTGGTAATTTGATAACCACCGTTTTAGCTGAGAATGGTCTAAACTCTTTGATGGTCATGGTATAGTGAGTATCAGGGTCACCGGCTTTTAATCCATATTCTAAATCCTCAATAGATGCCAACATATTCACGTCGGTATCACTGATGATAAATCTACAGGGAGTTTTGCTTGCTCTTATCTTCTCAAAGAAATCAAGATAAAATTGGGGTCTTTGGAATTGACCTCTTGTTACTATATAGGGAGCATTTGCATTGATTGGTAAGAATCCCTCAATAGTACAAACTTCTAACTTTTTCTCTCTGAGTAGATTTATTTCTCCGAGCTTTACAATTTCTTCCGTCTTATTGGAACCGGAGGAGGATAACGTAATCTCCTCTGGATTTACCGGGAGCTGTACTACCTGGTTTTCAAATTCAAAGAAAAATCTAATAGCCATTAAGCTCCCTCCCCTACTAAACTACTCGCATACGCCTCTTCAACCATATCCTCGATAACTGATAGGATTTTATTAACATCTGCCGTCTCCCTCACATCTCCAAAGGATACGCTCATCTCTGGTCTGAGGGTTATATATTTATTTACAAATTCAGTTGCCGCCACATCTTTGAGAAGCTTGATATCTTCATCTGTGATGCTTACATCATCTTTAATCTTGCCTACGCTATCAAGGTCACCACCTGCTATGGTCGGATTACCTGCAGCGGTCATATATTTATTCCAATCAAATTCCTCAGGAGTCTGACTCAAATACTTTTCCAAACCACCTGCTAATTGATTGTCTTGCTCTGCCTGCTTTGCAGCCTCTGCCTCTGCCATCTGACGAGCAAGCTTGATTTCATCTGCCGCTCTATCTGATTCCATTTTAGCATCTCTCTCTGCTGCCTTTGCTGCTGCTGAGTCTTTTGATGCCTGTAAACTATCTGCTCTTGCTTGCTTTGCTGCTTCCTCTTCCGCCGCAGCGGTTGCTACAAAGGTCAGTTGCTCGATTGGGTCAATCGCTACTCCAGGTATCTTGTTTATGGTCTCAATCAATCCGTTGATAATATCAATAGCACCATTTGCCATCCCTTG